ACGGGCATATTGCTCTGGTGTCAAACCTAACTTCTTCGCTATCGCAAGCTGGGACGTATTTAGCTTGATCTTCTTAGAAGATGTACTTCGACTCGCAGGTGCAACTACCGTACTCGGTTTTAACCGAGGTGTACTTTTTTCATCGTCAACTTTCTCCCCCTCGAAATTCTCAGGGAAACGCCTACGCATAGTTTCATCTATGCGCTTGTAGTACTCGTTAGTCGTTGCATAAGCTAGTCCGTTTTCTTTAACAAGCTTCTCGTGTAGCCCTAGGGCTAGGCTTGTCATTTCGTCATCTTGACCAAACCAAGAGTTACGCTCTTGCCAAGCCGAAGCTTTTTGGTCACGGACAGGCGCTGCTTCCGTCTGTTGAGGTATTTTTACTTCATTTTCTTGCTCTTGTAAAGCCTTTCGCTGATTTATATTTTCAGCGTAGCTAGAAGCCTTCTCAATTTTCATCTTAGCAGTGGTTAATTTATCCTGTGCTTCGACTAATTTTTCAGAATCACCAGCGTCATAGGCTTCTCTATATTCCTTTTTAGCCATATCTAGCTCGCGCTCAGCACTCGTCTTAAACGAACTAATTGCTGCTTCATCGCTAGAATTGACCCTACCTTTAAGCTGTTTTATCTCTTCGTAGAGGTTTTTAGCTACTTGAACAGCTTCTTGTTGTTCTCGTAAGGCTTTTTCTTTCTCCCTACGTTCGTCATGATAAAACTTCCTAAAAGCATCAATTTTGCTTCTGGCTTCTTGAGAATAAAGGTCTAACTCGTCCTTTTCAACCTTTTCAACAAACTCAGGTTTTGAAGTTCTACGTCCTCTATCTTCAACGGGAGTATCATCTTCAATCTCAATTTCAATTTTGTCTTCTTCGGGTTTACCCTTAGCTTCTACTTCCTCTTCTACGGGTTTACCCTCATCTTTTACTTCGTCTAATTCATCAGGAAATTTATAATTTTCCATATCGTCTGCTCCTTATTTACGTTTAATACCACGTGGATCGTCAACTACACCTTCTACGGAATCATCATTGATGATGCGAAACTCCCGTCCATGAATCACTAATCGAGTACCAGCATTTGGTCTAACAAGGACAAAATCCCCCTTTTTACACCAAGCTCCCGTTGGGAACCGTACTGGGTCCTTGTAGCAATCTGGACCTAGATCTACTACAAACAACACCGTTGTCAAAAGTTCGTCATATCGTAAGGTCTCGTCTGCTTTTAGAATCCCACCATCATGTTCTTTCTCCACTTCAGGAATAGCACATAAAATGCGGTATCCAGAAGGTTTAGGTAGTTGTGTTGCCTTTTCTTCATTTGACTTATCAAGCAGCTGCGCCAAATCTACCGCCTTATTTAAGTCGATTGTTTCACTCATCCGTATTCTCCAGTTTATCTTTGAGGTCTAATACGTAACCCTTTGCAATAAGCAGACCCCTAATCTCACCGCAAACTCTTTGGTACTGAATGTGATCCATATTGCCAACCACCACAGCACTCTTTAATTGTTCAGCTTTCTCGTCTAACTGTTTACCAAGTAGGTCTAACCCTGTCATTTGCTATCCTTTTTTTGTTTAGCAGAATTTATCTGAGCAGCTATTAGCTGTGCAGCTATTTGCCCTTTTTGGGTGTCAATCTGGTCTTTCTTATGAGCCATATCAATACCCATACGTGTGCCTTCCATCTGCTCTCTACGGTCAAGCTCGTCTTTATCCTTGGCAATCTTAGCTCCAAGCTTCGTACCTTCTAGCTCGCCTTGGATCTCAACCCGCTCACGGTCAATACTTAACTGCTCTTGTCTTAAGGCAACGTCAGCCTGATCCTTCTGAATCTTGCGGTCAAGTTCTTTTGCCTTAAGCTCAAGTTCTTGCATCTGCATCTGGATAATCGGATCTTGCATCTGTTGCTGAGCTTGTTGTTGCGCCATAGCAGCTTGATTCTGTTGTAGCAACTGCTGAGAAGCCTGAGCCACCAACCTAGACAACTGAATCTCGTACTCTTGAGGCATAGTCTCCTCGTCGTCGTTGAGGTACGGTATCGGTCCACCAACCTGCTGCTCAATCTGTTGACGATACTTAAAGCCAAAATGCTCCGCAATGTGTGCCTGCAATGACGCCGCAATCTGCTGCGCCATAGGATTCTGCCCAATTACTTGTTGAGTCATCGGGTCTTGCAAGAAGCTATTGTGAGCCATCAAATGCGCATCGTGGTCTTGATACGCAAAGGCTTTCAAAGGTTTACCGTTTAACGCCCCCATATTTTCCGAAATCGGATCACGCGGTTTCTGGTCTTCCTGTAACGGGATAAGCTTCTGGGCATTCCTGATCCCAAGGACGTCGAGCATCTGGCGGTGTAACTGCGGTAAGTTGTAGATCTGGGGCGCGCCTTGAGCCAGCTGGAGAACCGCTTGGTACTGAACAATCTTTTGCGCCATCGTCGCTGCATTAGGGTCACTGACTGGAATAACGTCCACCATGTCATAGTCCGCTTTTTTCGCTCTGGGTGTACCCTCTTCTGGAACATAGCTGTACTCTTCAGGTGTGTAGTCACGGATTATTTCCTTTAATAACCGCAACTCTTGTTTCATCGAATAGTGGATTCTTGACTGAACCGCACTCATCACCTTCAGGGTTCTCTCCAAAATTGCCAGTGTCGTCCCCACAGGAGCCTGTGCGCTCATATCACTAATCTTCATATCCCCTGCCGATGCAAAGCGTCTGCCTTCTTCGACAATGGTCCCAAGTAAACTATACAAAACCTGGCTTGGTTCCTTATATGGCAAGGTCATTAAGTTGTCTTTGATCGCTCCGCTTGGTACATCTACATCACGGAACTCTCCTGGACTTATGGGCGTGTCATCTCCTTTGACCCGCAAGCCACGGGTTTTAAAGCCACCTGGCAGATTTGATAATGTCCCTGCATCAACGAGTTGTCTGATAAGAGAAGTACCCGACTTAGCAAAGGCGCCAACCAAATGAATAAGCCCGAAGCAATAAAAACCAAAACCAGGCACATAGCCATAATGTACAAAGTGTTGCCTTTTTTGTTTGGTCTCATCTTCTGGTCTCCAGTTTCTGCGGATTGATAGGACATTCTGCGTTCCCTTTTCAATCGTTACAACATACGGAAGAGCAATGCCTGTTTTTTCTCCATCTTCTTCATCTTCATAACCAGGCAAGTCAAGGTCTACATGCATCTCTAATAACTTATAGCGGTCGTCCGATGTAGCTCTAAAGCCCATCTTCTCCGCGATTTTCTTCTCTACTTCATCCAAAGCCCCGCTGGGGGTCTCTAGATCAATATCTCTATAAAACCCCGCAAACTGTAACCGTTTAACTTCGTTCTCAGTCTTACGCATCACATGAGTTACGCGTGGAGAGCTTTGTAGGTTAGAAGCACCGTATGGAACTACGATGTCTTCTGCTGGGATAAACATGGATACCTGACGTTCCATGTGTGGGTCGTAATACACTTTCTTAAAGGCGTTACCCGCTAGACCCAAGCCCCATATCATTCTTTCATGCTCAGGTCGGAATTCCTGCATCACATCTGTTAGCTGGTAGTTCATGTCGTCTTGGACACGCTGAGCCGCATCTTTAATCTGTGGGGTCTCTTTACCGATAATGACTGTTTTAACTGGACCAGCGGCTGGGAATGTCTCCATAATGGTCTCAGACTGAAACTTTACAAGTGCCTCAGAAAGCAGTGGGTGGTATACACCACAAGCACCTTCCCATGGCTCAGTCCGTTCTTCAATCTTCATACCCAATAGCTCAAGTCCGTCTACATAGGTCTGAATCCAATCTTTACGGGCAGAGATGTCATCGTCAAAATCGCCTAATAAATCACCAGCAATCTCTGTTAAATCCCCCTCGGACATATACTCCGCAAGGTTGGCATCAAAATCCTCATCAGACTCTTTGCTAGGTTCGATCTCAATCTCCATCCCGCCAATGCCGATGGTTACAGATTCTGGGTCTACAATTTCAATCTCAATCGGCTCCTCTTCAACAATAGAGTCGAGTCCGACAGGGGCTGCATATAAGCTTTTTTCAATTGACATAATCTATCCTTAGTAATACGCAGCTTTTCTTCTGCCGTATTTATATAAAAAATCATCTTCTGGTTCGTCACTGGGCAGACGAATAAATCCACCTTGCCTAAAACGCAATAAGGCTAATGTTGTTGAGTCTACCAAATCGTCATTCGCTCCGCTAGGAAAATCGTTGCATTCCTCAATTACTTCCTTCGCCCACCGATGCTCTGGCGCCCAGACAATGCCTGCTGAGAACAAATCTGATACAGCATTAACGCGAGAGATTTTGTCTTGACCTTTGCCAGGTGTGAATTCCCCGACTGGTACACCCATGCGCCGTAATTCCTGGTAGAGAGCCGCCCCATTGGACTTCTTTTCAACCATAAACGAATCTGGCTCCCATTCTTTATACTCCTCAAGTACAAGCTTTTTGAGGTCTGGGAACTCCATCCGTTTTTTAATGGAATTGAGAAGGATAATGTTGTAGTTGCTCGTTTCTTCGTTGAAGAACACCCCCCACGTTGTGAGCGCATTGTAATCCGCACGATTGTTTGCCTCCTGAGCTGCATCCAAAGACATAATGACAAATTCACAGTCTGGTGGGTCGTCTTTATCCCAAATCTGCCACCATTCTCGTTTAATTAAAGCCCCTTCTTCTGAGGTAGGCTGTTGTAAATACTGGGCATTCCAGTACCGCACATCCAAAGAAGCCTTCTTTGCTAGTAATTCTTCAAGAGACCAGAATTCGGGCCAAAGCGGTTTACCTGAAGGCATAATTGCAGGAAAATCTACTATTTCCCAGTCTTCTGCATCCTCATTCTTGACCATATGATTGACAATTTGCCCTGTCAAATCAAGTTTTGACCAACGGGTCATCACGACAATAATAGCCCCGCCAGGCATAAGACGCTGAATAGGACCAGATTGAAACCACTCCCAAGCTGGTAGAAAAACATCAGCCCTTCCCTGTTTAGCATCTTGCTCAGAGTGAGGG